GGTTTACAGCACTTGCCGTAACAGTAAACTCTAGGATCTCATTACTATTCGTGTCCTCAAAGGCATCTCCATCTGCGATTTCGATACCTGCTGATTCAATTATTTTACCGTTTGAATCAATCAATACTGTGTCACCTTTTACGAGACGAGAATCTCCAGCGAGATCAACATCTCTATTATAAATTTTTGTACTTGCCATATCGTATTTATTTCTTAATTAGTCATAACTTATTTTGTGCCCAGTTAAGGCAGGATATGGAGAGGGGTCATGCCCCTCCCATACCACTTACCATTTGTTCCTAACTAAAGCTCAATACGAGACTTAGCTTAGAAGCATTCGTACAGAACAGAGCTCTGCAGCACCGTCTGTGAATGTTCGTACACCGTAGAGAGATTTCCCCATGATGTTTGTTCCGAAGCGTCGTGATTCTTTTCGCATGTCAACACTAGGTCGTGATTGTACAACCATGTCAACTGCTCCTCGTCGGCCAAATTGTAGCCATTTAGAAGCCTTAGCTGCTACGAATCCATCTGTACCATCAGTAAGAGTTTCAGCACCTGAAACACTCTTTCCTTTAGCGTAGAAGTCAAGAGTATCATCAGCCGCAGTATCTACAGCAACACATTGTTGCAATAGGTAAAGATCAGTTCCTGTGTGAGCAACACCTGTAGCAGTTGTTGTTCCTGGAGCATTAACCAAAGTCTCAAGGTTAGCACGTGCTGTATCAGCAGAAGCACCGATAAGTACGTTTCCAGCAGTTGTTCCGATTGTTGTAACAAATGTGAATAGTACATCTTCACCTGCAATTGTGTAGGTTACTGTGTCACCGTTTGTTGGCTGTGTAGCAATTGAAAGCTCAAGAGAGCTTGTGTAGTTGTTTGTCACGTAAAGGTCCATTCCGTTGTATCGAACCATGTTTCCATTGAAACCGTTTCGTGTTGCTTCATCACCAAATGATGTTTCTCGTGCTCCAACTTGTGAAGCGATAATCTGTGCTGTTGCAGGGTCGATAGCACCGTAAAGGCTGTCGAGTCCTACGTTCTGCTCAGATAGTTTCTGTTGCACTTTAGTAAGAGATTCGAACACGTTTGAACCAGTAAGTGTGATTGGAGTGTCTGAAGATCCACCAATAGTTTCATCATCAACTTCTGAAGTCGCGTTAAGCGCTTCATAAAGTACGTCAGAGTCAAGAACGTTTGAAAGATCTCGAACTGCGTTCTTCATGTAAGTCTTAGCGAGTGAAAGGTTTGATTGCACTTCATCAAGATCGTCTACTTCGAATCGGAAAGCCTTTTCTCGGTCAACGGTCAATGACTGGTTTGTACCAGAGATGTCTTGTGCATCGATGTCTGAATATCGTGAGTAGTCCTGGATTTGGGTCGTATTAGGAAGGATTCTGTGAAATACATCTCCATTCTTCATTTCAGACTCTCCACGGAAGTTAGCGATCTGTCGGTAGATTGCTTGTGGTTTGTGGAGTACCTGTGCTGTACGTGCCCAAAACTCTGGGAAATATGGACTGAGTGAGTTTGCCATAGTGTGAGTTTATGTTCACTTAATAAATGGCCTAGTCGAGTTACTACCCGTTACTACGCCGCAGCGAACTATCTCGACCTGAACTAATAACATCTAAAAATTCATCATCTGACATATCGTCAAGACTCTTATTCGGGTCGATGACGGTCTGTCCCATTTTCGATGGTCGGCTTTTTTTGACTCCAGCTTCGTCTTTAAATTGAGACGTAATGTACGAATCAACTTCTGCGAAACTTTTGTCTTTGAATCCCTCTGTCTGAGCAAGTGTTCGGATAAGATCTTCACGACTCTTTGCGTCAGGTCTCTGAGCAAAATAGGTCGTTAATTCTTTCTCTTCGTACTCTTGGGCTTGTAGCTCGCCTTTTAGGACGAAGCCACGTTTTCGTGCCCACTCATCGAGCAGGTTTTCAGCCTCCGCTAACTCACCGTCGTTCTCCGCCTTAGCAGGGCGATCGGTGTGGAATCGGCGTTCTAATCCTTTGTAGGAATTTGATAAAGCATCATCATCCTGCTTAGAAAGCTCAAGGACTTCTGTAGGACTCATGTCCCGTCCTTCAACTTGTTTAACAAGCTCGGCTGTAGATGAAATCAAGTCCTCTCTTGATTTGAACTTACCAGCGAGCAGCGTGTCCTGACCCGACTGGGTCTCTGGGGCTGCACTTTCGGCAACCGCCTCATTTTGCGCATTCTCCACGGGGGTACGCTCTTCAAGGTTATGGTCTTCCATATGGAATATCTTAGTTTGTAAAGGTCGGCGTTAATTCGCCTATCCCTGCCCCCCCAATAGAGGCAGAGTAGATGAACTAATGTTGTTCAAGCATGTTCTGCATCCAGAATAAATGCTTACGGATCACGGCTCTTTCGAGAACCGCCATCTCTAGTTCTTTCCCTTTTAAGGTGTCTATCTTGTTATCAATAATCTCATACTCAATTTCCCAATATTCGATGAGGGCCTGGAAGTTATCGTCCTGTGCCAAGGCTCTCACACTCTCCATTCGACGTTCATGGAATTTCTCCATGTCTTTTTGTTCGTTGAACTTTATCTTGGATTTGAGTTTTTTAAACATACTATGCTGTTAGCTTCCCCTGAACGACTGCTTTAGTTAACTCAGCAGGGTTGCTTAGTGTTGGCTCTGCTACTGCTATCGCCGCCGTTTCTTTGACTGTTGGCACTCCGACTTGAGGTGCTGGTGCTCTATCACCAATGAGACCCAGAATGGACGAGAAATCTTTCTTGATGAAGTCATTTGATTCCTTCCTTTCGAATGATCTAATGATTTCTTCAACGCCCTTGTTGAGATCAACATCAGCGCCCGCCGCAGCAGCTTCTTTAAGTACAGTCCAGAATGCAAGAGCGTCTTCACGCCGATTCTCAATAGTGTCAAAACTACTAGACCCAACTTCAACACGAATAGCGTAACGTAACGGTGCATCCTCAAAGATTTCTTTGTTTGCCCATTTAAACCTTCCTTCTCCCATCTTTGCGATGATGATGTCTTCCTTCGCATTCTCTGCGATGGCGTCGAGCATGTCGTAAGCGAGTCTGACGATGAATTCTTCATAGTGTTTGAGGGTATCCGAGTACATGACGTTACTCTCAAAGAACCTAGCCCTTACAGCCGTAGCAGTGTTTGTAAAGCCCTGTGTGGATGTAGGAGCTGTGGTATCGACCGTAAAGGTCAGAGACTGCATGTCTCGACGTACCTCGTTGCTATTAGCGAAATAAGACTGGTTAATGTCTCGATGTGGAATCTCTTGTACACCTGTTAATGCGTTCTCGATTCCTTTTGTTGCTGGAATGATTGATCCTGGACCAAGGTTAGATAGTGTCTTTGGATTAACACCACTATTAGGGTCCCACATATACGATCGATTCAGTGACTGGTTGATGTACTCAACAGCACTGTTCAGCTTGAAGTTGTACTCCCTCTGTAAGCCAAGGATTGGTTCGATGTATCCGATGGAGTAATGCTGCTCTACATCTTCGAAACAACCTGCACTGTGCACTGGAATACGTGGGATCTCTTTAACCTTGATGACAATAGCGTCATTCACTGTCCAGATCTCGTAGATACCTTCATTCTCTGGATTCTTTGAAGGATTGAAGTATCCGTAGAACTTGTCGATTGTGAGGTACTTAACCTTCTTTGACTCTTCTTCTCCTGTAGCAGAGGTGATCATCAACTCGTATACTTCCTGCCTCTCTGAATTGAACTCATTTGAGTTGATGAGCTTGATCTTATCAAGGTGGAATAGGTCTTCCTTCTGAGCATAGAGTTCACCGAGTCGTACCTTGTCATGTTCCCAGATAACAGATGGAGCATCAGACACCTGGATAAACCGTGGATCAAGATAAACCTCTGTCCATGACACAATCTCTAAGGCTGGGTATTCATCTGCTTTTACTTCTTCAATCTTTCCATCACGTTTCTTTCGAAACACGTCATGCTTGTAGTCTACGGTTCCATAAACATTTCCATAGCGCACAAGTGATTTAGCTCCCTGACGAATCTTAGCGTTGAAGCCATACTCATCAAAAGCAAAGTTCAGATAGTCTTGAATAGCTGTAGCCCATTCGTCTACTTCATTCTTAAACTTCTCTCGTTCTACTTTCTTTTGAGCGAACTCCGCCATCTCTTGTGGACCTGCTTCTGGTCCTGGTTCTTTGGATACTTTGAAGTAACGATCAACGATTGCATCAGTGTTCTGACGTAATGAAACAATGAACTTTGGGTTCTTTGCTGTTAAACGTGCAGTAACGAGTGATTCAATCTGGTTTGCAAAGTTGACTTTGAGTGTTGAACTCCAATCAGCTTGCTTTTCTCCAGCATAGCTCATTACCTCCTTGTAAATCTCAGCAAGTTGCTCACGACGCTTAGCGTTCATGGCCTTATAAGATGATTTTGTGGATGTAACGGCTTGGAGAGCTTTGTTAACAATTGTTTTGCCTGGTGCTCTAGCCATATTATGTAAATATTGGTCTTCCTAAATGGTCGTATTGGACCTGAAGATTAAAATCTTTGTCGTCAACACTTGGTTGAACTTTATAGAAATGAAAAAGCATCTGTACTGCATCTATTATATCATCATGACGACCTCTTGGAAACTTTTTAAGCTGTGTTTCCAGGGCTTGCATGTCCTTTTTCCAAAATACTTTCCCGTGCCGGATCGGTCCTTGCAGTCCACGGATCTTTTCTTCTTTCGATCCCTTCTGCATGATCTCGTCTACCGGTACATAGAGCTGTCTATCTTTCATCGTCTTTGTAAGCCACTGACCAAGTACTGTCTGCGCTTGAAATCCTTCAACACCAATCTTCTCTGGGTGCCATTTGAGTCCATGATAGATAACCTTGTCGATGAGTTGCGTTGCATTGTATCTCCCGTGTGTCACCTCAAGGATGTAAAGCTCATCATCTCTAAATCCTCCAGTAACAATAGCTGTTTCGTCGTTGTGCTTCTGTTGTTTGAATGCTGGGTCAACAACTGTAAACGTACGTAAGCCCTTTGGGATCTCTTCGTAGTAACGAAAGAACTCCTCATGAAACTCTTGTGTATCTTTGTTGACTGGTTCCTGTTGGTACTGAGTTGAAAATACAACTGGGTCATTACTTCTAATCTTCTCTAAAGCTGTGAGAGGAAACCTGTCTTCATGATAGCTCTCTCCTGCGTCTCTAAAAGCCTCTTGTATCTCAGCTATAGCTTGGACCGAGATATGATCAAAAACCTCACCTGCGCCATTCTGTGCCTTATCAAGTAGGTATCCACATAGATCATCCTCATGAGTTCTTTGCATCACAATGATAACTGCGTCTGTGTTGGGATTGAAGAGACGTGAAAGAACTGTGTTGTCATACCATCTGTTCACTGCTGTCCTCTTAACGTCACTCTCTGCATCGTCAGGCTTTATCGGATCATCGATTATGAAGCAATTTGCCCTATGTCCGGTTATGCTTCCCCCCGTCCCTGTTGCTAGATACTGACCACCTGCATTAGTTCTCCATAACCCTTTCGTGTCTTGGTCTGACCGTACTCCCGACCGGCGTGGGAATACTTTCTTAAATGTATTTGATTTGTAGTAGTCACGTGCCTCTGCACCAAAGTTCTGTGTTAGAGCTGCACTGTAACCTGTTGTAATAATTCTAATGTCAGGTCTCAGTCCCATTGCCCACACAGGGAAGCACTTAGTAATCAATTCTGTCTTACCACTACCAGGAGGGATATTAATCATCAGCCTTGTAGTAGTTCCATCAAGTACTCCCTTAAGCTTCTCTTCAATGAGTTCATGATGCCAGTTAACTTGAAACTCTTTATTAAGTTCCTCTTTAAAAAAGTACTTAATAAAACTGATCAGCGAATCTTGTTTATTCCTGTTGCGTCTCTCCTGTTCTCTTAAGGCTTTCTCTAGTAAAGCTGCTTGTAAGTCTTGGTTCATGCTTGAGTCATTTTGTTGATGATCTCATCTAACTGCTCATCGGTAAGCTCTTGCATGTTCTTAACCTCAATAGCCTCACCATCTTTACCAGTGTGTTCCTGTCTCAAACTAAAGTCTTCTTTCTCTTTTCTTTCTAACCACCATCTAGATTCATTATTATCACCCTCTTTGATCGATTCTACTACGTTTTTTCTTGCAATTGCGTTGATATTGTTACGCCATGCAGCCACTTTTTTACGAAGCACTTCATCATTCTGCATCCATGTAGCAAACGTAGATGTAGGGATTTCAGCCAAAATACAAGACTTATTCACACTGTAACCCAACTTTAAATAGGGCTTAACTATTTCGATAACTTCTTCTCTATCCCACTCTCTTCCTTGTGCCATATAAATTACTATCTTGAGATTAACTACGCTAATTGGATATTAATAAAGCATCGACCACACAGAAACATACCTACGTTTGGGTCGTAATAAATATTATCCTTATCAGTTAAATCTTTGCATCGTTCACACTCCTCCATATCTTCAAAAGTAACATGATATATAAACATCATATAATAAATGACTACCTTTGTATAGAACAAACTACTCAACTTCAGTGTAAATTTCCCTCAAATATTCCATCTTAACGTAACACTCACCACAGTAATCTTCTTCATAGAAGTCGTTAAAGAACATATAAGTTAACTTAGTACATCTCTCACAAGGTAATTTCACGATGCTGTGTTCTGGTTTTTTCATAGATCTTTAAAGATTATTTTCCACTTTCGTCTTTGCTAAACCCGTGCAGCTAAAGCTCTTTCAAAATTATGACCTTTTGTTCTTTCACTTGAACCCATAAATTCTTGCTTTAGCTATTTTTAAATATTCTTCATCTAACTCAATCCCTATAAAATCAAACCCTTCTTGTCTTGCGGCTATTCCTGTTGATCCACTACCCATAAAAGGATCTAACACTACTCCCTGCGGTGGTGTAATAAGTCTGCATAGATACCGCATGAGTTTGATTGGTTTCATAGTTGGATGCGTTGAGCCTTGTCTTTCTTTCTTTGATACCTTGGCTTGGTATAGAAATCTTGCCGAGCCTTTGTTTCCAGTTGGCTTGAGGTCTTCAGCCTCATATTCAGCCTTAAAAAAGAAGCGGGCTGCTGAGCCTTTGTCGCCCATATACTTTTCACTGACTCTAGCATCCTTTTTGTCCCAGCCGAACAATGCACCTCCCTCACTTCTACCCTGCTTACCCCACTTACTCACCGTATCAGGAAACAACCCCATCACCTCTTCTCCTCCGTCATGGATTAGGTTTGCTGGGAAGCGGCCTTGTGTAGTTTGAATGTTTGGTGCGGAAGTGGAAGAAGTGACTCGGCATTGATCTATATTTATCCCACCTGTCCCCCACTTGAGTACATTCTTAGCAACCGTTTTTTCTGATAGAGGTTTACGAGCTACTACAATAGGTTCGTGTGCTGGTTTTAGGGCTGTTCCCCATCCTTCGTATTTTTGGGCTTCTGGTGTTGCTGGTGCTGTTATAACAGGCTGTCCATTTTCAAATGGAACATTGAATACTGAACCACTCCCTTTTATAGATGGATGTTTCCCTATCACTTCACGCTCTGCTTCTCCTATAAACTCGTCAAAACGACCATCTAATAACAATAGGTTTTTTATTTTTTTATACTCGTCTGGTTGTGGTAACCTCTGTCCTGCTGGACGACCCTCAAACCATGAATAATTAGTAGTGCCCCCACACACTACCCTGTCGGCTTCTTTTAAAGTCACCCCTTTTTCTTTCCTTTTGTTTTTTATGTATTCAGCAAAAGCTAACGAGGTTTCAGATGTTGTTCCTTTTATTTTATCCAAAGCCTTACCAATATTATGACTTTTAGGAAAACCTGAACCATACACCCACATTATCTGGTCTCTGATTTCAAACCCTGCGTCTTCAATATTAACTGCCATACGGTGATATGTTCTTGAGCCACCGAACGACAGTAAGTGACCTCCAGGCTTTAGCACTCGCATGGCTTCTTTCCATACATCAACACCAGGCACATTATAATCCCATTTCTTACCCATGAACTTTAGACCATAAGGCGGATCGGTAACGATACTGTCAATAGAATTATCATCCAACTCTTTCATTTTTTCAAGACAATCACCTAAAACAAGACTTGAACCCATATTTTAAAAACTTATTTATTTACACTCACCGCAAAGAAAAGGTCTACGCCTTAGTTCTTCAATTAGATAGATCTTTAAAGATTATTTTCCAAGCCTTTATAAGTAACTTCATATCTTCCCAAGGAATAGTGGCATATATCCCCTTTCGATCAATCTTACTAATCACCATAGGTATATCATCTGGGCCATGTTCAATAAGGGCCATAGCCTTAGGAATGTTAGGCATTCGCTTATAAGCCTTAGCCTGCACCTTAATCTGCCCGGTACCAGCCAGATCATAGCCATTAGCCTCACCATCTTGATACTCGAGATGTCTACGAGCATCTTCATAACCTAATTCTCTAAATTCTCTTGCTAGCCATCTCTCAAAACTATGCCCTTTTGTTCGTTCTGATTTTCCCATATATTTTGTCAAAAGTTATAAGATTTAATACTTTTTTTCAGCCTCGATCCTCTCTCCCTGGGTCGTCCCCGTAGGGACTACCCGGGGGGGAGGGGGGGGTAGGGGGGGTAATTACATATACCTTATAGTTTTACCCCCCCCCTATACCTTGTTTTTTCGCTAATTTAAGCCAAATTGACCTATAGGAGGGGGGGTAATCGCTATTTCTTTGCTAACCTTAGCGAATAAACCCTTGTTTCTTCATTATAATGAATTTTGCCCGAAGTGCTCAAAAAGGTCATTGCTTTCTTCAAAGTCTTGTCGTCTTTAGGATTAGTTTTCCTGTCAAGAAGAGCTGACAATTGTGCTCTTGAGAGGTGTGAGTCTCGTTTCAAAAAGTAAAGAATCTTCTCACTGAGCTCATCCTTTTTAGAGTTACCACTTTCACTACTCAACAATCCTCTGTACACAAACTTTAGTTTCTCAGCCTGAAACCATTTACCCTCATCCATTGTCTGCTTTTGAAGCTCCATCTTAA